CGGATCCGAAACAGGATTCGAACTTGCTTCGCATCCGCAGTCAAGATTGAGGCCCAAGTTGTTCGCATTGACGTGTGGCATGCGGCCGCATATCGGGCACGGGTGAATCGGCGACGAGAGAATCGACGTGATTCTGGCCGCCCAGGCGTCCCACCGTTTCAGCATGAACTCCTGCGATACGCCTTCCTCTGCAGGACCATGCCCATTCGAGCAGGATACGACGAAGTAATCCATCCTGTGGTTAACCGAATAAGCTGTTTTCGACACACGAATCTCCGGAATGCCGCCGCATAGCGGACAATCCAATGGTCTTTTTGAATCTTCGGCCGGAATATTAATGTTCATTTCTGATTCTCCTTAGAATCGTTTTCATTGGTGGTCATGCATTCCCATGACGCGTTGCTGCTGTATCGTTGTGCGCGTTGACCGTGTTCCATTGATTGAGGAGTGATTTATGAGCGCCAGTCCCTTGTGGGTATCGTTGTTGTCCCCTGCCTTGTCTTTTCTGGCAGTGGCCGTCAACGTGTGGATTACGTTCCGCAATTGGCAGCGCAGGCCGGCCGCGCATTGGATTTGCATCCCCGTACATGGCAAGGAAGAACGCATTGATTTCAACCGGTTCCTGAAGGACGCGGATGACGATCTTGCGAAATCCGATGGGATCGGTCACATGTTTGCGTTGACGAACAACGGTGAGATGCAGGCGGCTGGAGTCAAATTGTTCGCCTTGGACTGCTCGGTACAGGCGATCCAATACCTGGACACGCCACATGGCCAGGCAAAAGACATCGGCACCGAATTCGCGTTCGTGGAACCGCGTGGAGCCGTCTACGCATTGCTCGATGATCCGGAATCCAAACTGTTCATGGATGGCGTCACCCCGGCAAAAAGCTGTTGGTTCCGTGTCTACTGGATGGATTCGCCGACCCGTAAGCCTCAATACCTCAAGCAGGATTTCCGGTGGGACGTCGTTGACGGGCAACGTCTCGTTGACCGTCTCATCCCACTCGGCAAACCACGTAAGGTGTCCAAGGATGAATATGATGCCGGCAAACCGGCTATTAATGAACTCGAGATACATGGTTTTGTCCAATCCACTAGAAGAGAACGCGTGGCTCGTTTTCTGTTGCGTCGTTAGCTGTTGAGCCACAGATTGATGAAGATCGTGATGACGCTCACCACCGCGCAGGCGATGGAGAACCAAGTCGTTATCGTTTCCATGTGAGAACACCTTCCTTTCGATTACTTCTGTCGGCGAGCGCCGACTGCTCACGGATTTTTTCAGCAATGAGCTCCAGTGGGTCGATTTGGCTTTCCGACACGGATGCGAACCACATGCTCAGCGTCATGTCCTCTGCATCAAGAGCGCGGCTGACGGTTGTCCGGTTTCGGTTGCATCGAGCGGCAATGTCAGTCATCTGCGTTTTGCTAATCAGAACGTCGTTCCTTGTCTGACGGACAACTTCTTTTGCGAGCTTGATGCAATCGACCTTCTTGTCAATCGTCATTGTTTTTCACCTCCATCTGTAAGCACCTGCTTACTTGATGAGACTGATGTTAGCTCGTGCTTACAACTTACGCAAGTGCGGCGTGTCAACATGTGCTAACGTTGTGCACATGGCTACGAAGTACGAATGGACGGCGTTTGATTACGCCTCCCAGCAAGCAGCAGCGAAGATCATTGCCGATTCTGGATATTCATATCGAACAATTTCCGACATGATGAACAATGCCGTGAGTCATGTCAGAATCAGTGACATTGAAAAGGGCAGAAAGGCACCAATCAAGCTCTCAGAGTTTTTACTACTCTGCCAGGCCTGCGAGGTGGACCCAATCGCCACACTGCGAGAAATCATCGAGGCCGCCCGCGCCTACGAGGCCCGCGAGCGCGAATCCCAGATCACCGATGATCTCATCGACCGTATCGCCGCACACCCCGAAGACTATGACGTGGCCGCAAACAGGGATCCGAACGCACGTCTCGAGGCCGAGACTCCCGATGAGTAGGGTAATGGCCGGACGCTAATTGCTATTATTTATCTTTAAGCGCTTTATCTTGACTAATATTGACTCATAGTTTATGGTTTCTATCAAATAGAATTGTATTTGAGAAAGCGGTGACGTTAATGAGCATGGAATATAAGACTTTGGCGAGACTGTTCCACGCCGACAGGAGCGCGGACTCCTACACCAACCACGACAGGCTCGCCAAACAACGCCTCGAGGACGACTCCACCTTCGCGACCGGAATCGGCACGCCCCTGGGCGAACTGTTCATCGCCACACCGCGCTGCATGTGCATGCTCACACAGAAGGTGCTTCTCGCCGAACGCCGGGTATCGGCCATGTGGAAAAGCATCCCAGGAGTCATGCGGTGGAACTACATCCACCACGCCATATCCGAGGAGCTGCTCGCCACAAACGAGATGGAAGGCGTCAGGTCGACACGTAAGGAGACGGAAGCGCCGCCCGGCAGGCCAAGACCGACGGCGATATGGAGAAGGCTCGGTTCGGCGAGTTCGCGAAACTGTATCTCAACCTCACCGACCACGATGTCGAACTGCCCAAGACCCTTGAGGATATCAGGGACATCTACGACAAAATCGCCCTCGACGAGATCGAAGACAAGGACAGGCCCGACGGGGAACTGTTCCGGAAAGGCGACGTGGAAGTGCAGGGACCGCACGGCACGGTCATCCATAGCGGAGTCAGCGGCGAGGCTCGGATATCGGCACTGCTGGCGCAGATGATAGACCTCGCCCGTTCGGATACCATACCGTTCCTGCAGAGGGCCATCGCCAGCCACTTCCTGTTCGAATACATCCACCCGTTCTACGACGGAAACGGCAGAACCGGCAGGTATCTGCTCGCGCTCTATCTCAGCCATGACCTCACACTGCCCACCGTGCTGTCCCTTTCCAAGACAATCGCGGAGAACAAGAACGAATACTACAAGGCTTTCACAGAGGCCGAGGACAAGCTCAACTGCGGGGAACTCACGTTCTTCGTATATACCATCCTCGGATTCATCGAACGCGCGCAGAAGTCCTTGATCGAGGAACTCGGCATTAAGATCGACCAGCTCGGCAAGGCGACCGACCTGCGCGACGAACTGCGGAATGAGCATGCGATGTCCAAGAACGCGACGCTGCTTCTTTACGCGGTCATGCAGGAGGAGCTGTTTGACACCACCAAGTCCATGACGCTCGAAGACGCTGAAGTCGACCTCAGGCTGACGAAGCAGACAGTCCGCAAATACGTGGATGAACTTGCGAGCGCGGGTCTCATCGAATTTGTCGGAAGACGCCCGATCAAGTTCAGGGCCTCCGAAGCGTTGCGTGCGCGTATGGGTGTGGGCGCCATACCTATGAAAGAGGATTTTTAAAATCGAAACGATTTCAGGTTTGATCGAGCATGCGGAATTCATGGGCCTGTCGGTCGTGTCGCGTGACCTTCCACGCGACATATGCGGACTGTACGATGACCGGCATGGACTCATCCTATTGGCCGACTGGCTCAACCAGCGCCAACGCCGCTGCACATTGTGCCACGAGCTCATACACGCCAGACACCACGACCCCGGATGCGGCAGCCAATACGGCATCAAATGCGAGCGCCGGTGTCGCAGGGAGACGGCGTTGGCGTTGATATCGCCGGTGGATTACGGCATGGCTGAGACGGTGTATGAGGGCAACACGTGGATGATGGCCGTGGAATTGGGTGTCACCATACAGGTGTTGAACGACTACCGGCAGCTATTGTACGATTCCGGCGTGTGCGTGCAGTGATGATCTTTATACGCCTTTATACGTGCTTATAGAGCCTTATACCCCTTCGGATTTAAAAATGACCCCGGCCACTCGCATACCGCGAGCATCAGAGGTTTCTTGGGTTCCATAGCATCCGGCGCGAAGACCGCGGCCTCGCTTTGACCGAACACCGTAGTTATAAAATGGGTGTATAATTTTCCACAGCAATTATTTTTTACGTTTTTTCGGCGGAAGGATCCGACTTGGAAAAATACTCATATCTGAATGGCAAGGACGAGAAAGACATCATCAAGGACCGAGTGATGGAGCTGACTCCCCTGATCCGGATTCTGGAAGAGTCCTATGCCGATGTTCTCACCATGGAGAAAACCCAGTTTTTCTCGCAAGGGCAATACCGGCTCAAGCGGGCCGAAAACGTGAACATGCGGACCCGCAACCGATGGAATCTCGAACAAGAGAACAACACCTGGAAGGTCGTGGACCCAAACTACACGCATCTGCGAGACGAGGTCACGCGAATGCGAATGGAGATACATCCAATCGACAGCCGCACCGGAGGCGTTCCCAAACCTGCGAACACGGTCGCGGCATGGGCAAGATACAACCAGCACAAATGCCTACCGGCGGAATTAATCCCGGAGAACATCTCTCCGGACGGCGAATTAGTCCCTGACCTCTCAAATGTCAACCTGGTTGCTGCATGGACCATCGTGGATGGTCATGCAACCATCACTCTGCATAAGATCATCGACGCCAAGAAACTCAAATCGTGTCTCGACATTCCACTCCTAGGAAATCGTGAGGACCAATCTAAGATACGGTACGAGGCCGCTCCGGAGAACGAGATGCTCATCCCCAACCTGATCGACGAGGAAACCAAGCACTCGGAAAAGAAGACCGAAGCAGAGAACAAGGGCTGACGAGAAGGAAAAGGTCCGCCCAAATAAAACGAAAGGAACCAACCATGGTTGAATACAATCCAGATCGGATTGTCCTCATGCGCAGGTTGGAAAAAAAGACGCAAGTCGAACTGACAGAGGGAACGGGAATATCAACAGCAAAAATCAGCAAAATCCAAAATCGAATCGTCCCGTTCACCAAGGAGGATGCCGAAAAAATCGCCACGTGCGTGGACTATCCGCTGTCGTTCTTCTCCATGGATGACGCACCTACCCCACCGACGGAACTGACCTATCGTAGATCTTCAAAAACCCTCGTCCGTGAAATCAACGCAGTCTCCGCCGAATATGAGATCATGGCAGGCACGGTACGCCGCATAGCGGAGCGCCTTCGGATGAAATCGCACCTGCAGTGGATTGATGATATAGCCCCCAGAGACGGAACCCCGCTTTCCATGGAAAAAATAAACCATATCGCGCAGGAAACGAGGCGTTATCTCAATCTTGCCGATACAGGCCCGGTCCGTAACGTGACGAGAGCGTTGGAACGCGTCGGCATTGCGGTGATGCCCATGCATAGTTCCGGTGAGGAATCGGAATACAAAACAACGAGCGAGGGAGTGTCGAACCCGACCTTGGATACGCCAGTGCCTGTGATCGGGTATCTCGGACGCGACAACACCGGGGACCGGCTCCGCTTCACCAAAGTACACGAATTAGGTCACATGATTCTACATAAATACAGGATCCATCTCACACGGCAGCAGATGGAAAGCGAAGCCCACCAATTCGCCGGAGCGTTCCTGATGCCGGAAGACGACGCAAGAGCAATCTTCGCCAAGAACGACAGCATCAGCACGTTCGTGGATGCAAAGGCCGGATGGGGAATATCCATATCCGCGCTGGTCATGCGAGTCTCGGCCCTGAACCTCATCGAACCCAAACGAGCCAAATCACTTCAAGTCCAGATAAGCATGCGAGGTTGGAAAAAACACGAACCAGTAGCCGTCAGCGTCGAATCGCCGCTGTTATTCAAACAAATGATAGGACAAGCCTACGGAACAGTCGTATCCCCAACGGAATCACGAATCGACAGTTTCGCTGTATCCAATAAACTGGGCGTGCCATTCCGATACCTAGACCTCTGGGCTGACGGACTCCAAGAAGAAGGCCGTCAATACGGATTCCGTGAACCGCGGTTCAAAAAACCAGAATTCACGGCATCATCAAACTAACAACAAAAATGACCCCGGCTGCCCGCATACTGCGAGCGCCGGGGTCTTGCTGTTATCTCTTTTTCCTGATTTCCTGGATTATTTGTGGTCCGGCCGTGACGGCTCCGATGAGCGCGGGGTGTGTCAATACTCTTTCGTGTTGCGGAAAAGCCGTCATCGTCCGTCACTGGCCG